TAGAGAGCTTGGTAAACAATAAGAACTTAGCCCGTGTGGTCTTAACATCGACCTTTAGACCTCGATATTCAAAATCGTATCCCTTGTCACCCCCCAAATAATTTTCGGTATTTACGGGTAAATCCAAATATTTGCTGACCGCCCACTCGCCCGTTAGTCCTTCTCTGGCAACGGCAAAGTTATCCCGCACTCGGTCAACCCGCTTATAGTTGATAAGCCCATGATCCCGCTTGAACTTACAGCGCTCTGCGGCTGCCCAAGCAATCTCATAAGTATCTAGGCTGGATAAGAAGTAGATCATGTTCTAGCAATAATTCAGTTATTTGAAAGCCATTAACGAAATGATGCACAGCAACAAAGCTAATAAGTAAGAAATCCACTTGACTTGCGCCAAGCGCTCTCGTTCCCACAAGCCTAGCACCACGCTTTGAATGAACTCGCTATCCTCATCCATGTAGTTAATCGGTGGTGGTACATACTTGCTGCCAATCTTGACCTTGCCTGTGTTGTATGGAACTGGTTTCATGGTATCTCCTTATTAGTGCCAGCTTGCTCAAAGAGATGGCTGGCGCACCTTACCTAACTATCCTTGCGGATTCTCCTCTGAGCTAGAGGGGATTACTTCAATCATTACTTGGCAGCCACCGCCTTTAATCTGCTTGCCACGCTCGATTAGTAGCTTTTGCACCTGGACATCCGAACTGAAAACGCCCGCACTCTCTAAGCTATCTAAAATTGCTTTGGCGCAGTTATCAATATCCATCAACTTCTTATTGCGTGGTTGCAAAATAATGTGAACCATGAGTGACTGTGAACCCAATTTTGGTACTCTCCCTTGTAAACACGCTACCATTACTTCTTGGCGGAATAACTGCCCACGCTTACTAATAAACCTACGATGCCCACTCGCTATCCAATAGTTATTAATGGATGGCGGGTAGGGCAAGTCCAGCTTAATCAGAATGGTACTTCACCGTCATTGGCATTGGTTTCTCTGGGGTACTGCTGGGGGTTTTGTGGCTTCCAAGTATCCTCAGACAAGCTAATTAACTGCCCTTTGGGGGTGTTCTTAGTCCAGCCAGCAATCTTGAGTGTTTGACCCGCTTTGTAGTCCTCAGAAAGCAAGAGTGTACCCTTCCAATCGGGTGCTTTCTCATGCTTCTTATCAGCGTTACCAAACAATACGCCTTTGCCCATCTGGGCGATATGTCCATTACTCATCAATCTCTCCTTATTTCAGCTATTTTGGTTAAAAACTTGGATGTTTGCGTACCGCTAAATGTCTTTGTAAAGGCATCATTAGCAGATCGCAATTGGTTGTACTTCTTGGTTTTCTCTTTATCGTCATATTTGCTTGAGTTCTGAATACGAGCAAAGATGTCTAAAAACCCCTCAATCCAATCTTCTAGGGATAAGTAGGTTGCATAGGGTTCTTCTTGACCTGGCACATACAGATGGAGTTTATGGACATGGGCAGCAAAGTTACCCTTGACCATGGGTGGTGCTACTTCCCCGCTATCTTCGTCAATGGTAAGCTCATCGCTTTTAATCTCTGAGAGGTTGACAGCCTTTCCCATGTCTTTGGGTTCGAAATCAGCCACTTCTTCAGGGCTGTAGAACCCTGTAACTGATCCAGGAAAGACGCTTCGTATACCTTCTGAAATGCACCTGGATCGTAGCATTGCCCTTGGGAACTTTTGCCAGCCTGAGCCTGGTTTGACCAGCCCGATCTTGCTTGCTTGTTCGATTGTCCATGTAACGGCAAGCTCTCCACCGTTGGGGTGACTAAATACGCCTGTAACTTGTTCATCTGTGTAATCCTTCCATTGAACTTTACCGCCCGCATTTTGAAACCTTGCTAGCATCGCATCGGCTTTTAATGCTGGTCTGCCTTGAATGATATGAAAATCCCGTGCTGCTGTGGCGGGGTGCATACCTTCCGCTTGTGCTACTGCCATTAGCGCTAATACGCTATTGGTGTCCTTCATCCCGAATAAACCGCTTTTGGCGATTGCTTCTGCCATCTGCGACATATCCGTAAAGCTAACAATATTGCTCATGTTATTATCTCCACAAAGTTAGGACTTGATCAATGACAGAAATGGCTGCCATATCCATACTGCTATATCAACACTTTTCACTTATGCCAACCCTATCTAAATAACCATCGTTATCAATGCAAACAGATGTAATTTGCTTTTTATGACGGTCGTATTTAATAATTAAATTAGCCTTTCCATCAAAATCACCTATTACCTCAATAAGTCTTGGTTTATCAGGGCTTTCTCTAACAAAAAAGTATCTAGTTGTATTCATTTGACTAAGAACCTCCTAGATCCTGGCTGCTCAATCACGAACTGCTCGTAAATATCTGGCATGGCTTGTTTAAATAGGTCACTTGAAAAGCGCTTACTGCTCTTGCTACTGCGCCAGGTTACTAAGGTATCACCAGAGATGGAGATGATCTCGCTCTTATCTCCCATGGTGTTGCGGATTGCTACCTCTAAGGCTTCGCTCTGATCCTCGAGCGCTTTGATATTAGCCTTGTACTGCTTGAGCTGGGCGACTGCTACCTCTACATTTTGCGTTGCAACAATCGTTTCATCGGTGCTATTTGGATATACCAGCTTGGTCTGATCGATGGTTTCTGCGGGTGGTAGGGTATCGGTCTTGCAATACGCCCATAACTTCGCCATACGCTGTACTAGGTCATCTTTCATGCCTTCGGTGATGTCAAACTCAATGGTTACAAATTCGTTTCCACCAAATAGAACAGCCAAAAATATACGATTGATATTATGACAAGCAGATTCGTGTATGAGCTGGGCAAGGTCAGCATCAGGAATCCGATTAGCATCGGCATCAAACTTATTACGAACTCCAGCATTATAGTTTTTAGCTTCAACAAGCACAGTACCATCTGCGCTAATGAAATCAAAATGAGAACGCATCCAATCGTGTTTGGGGTGAGTGAGAGCATAGTCGGCTTCCTTTAACTCTATCTTGTGTTTGTCTTGAAACAAGCGCCCAATAACAGGCTGCATTATATGACCCATCTGCACCGCTTCCACATCGGATAGGTCAGGCGCTTCTCGTTTACCTTGCTTGGTGAGTATGACATCCACCGCACGACCATTAGCAGCCATGCGGGAATCACCACTCCACCAGGCGCTATTGCGTACCTCTGGCGCAAAGTCTGTTTGAGCATTAGCCATTTTGATAATCCCTCATTAAACTAAATTTATATTTAAACTTATCCATCAAATCAAGAATTACTTTGTTTTTATCAGCGTGTTCATGCGTTGAAGCACATAAAATCAACTGACCATGAATAAAATTGATAATTTCATCTTCTGTCATTGTTATCATCATGCACCCCTAGTAATGATATTGAGTAGTGCAATTAGATGATTAACTTGCTTGCGATAGAAGTCCACTTGCTTGCGTAGCTCTGCTATCTCATCTAACCCTTGCTCAACAGCTTCATCTTGGCGCTCTACTAATCCTTCAAGCGCTGTAATGCGCTTTTGTAGGGTTGTGCTTGTATTGGTACTACCTTTGGTTCGTGCCATGGTTATCTCCCGAATGGAATAGTGGATAGTTCATCAAGCGCTGCATGGTCTATTTCTTCAAACCAGGTGGCATCTTGCCCGCAGCGTGTTGGTGTCATGCGATTGGTGTAAGCAAACCCGTAGATTGGTTTGCCATTAACGGGATTGGTGTGCATATCTTTACTGCACTCATCACCGCTACGAAAGTGCATACAGCTAGTGCATAGTTTCATACGAATTGTCCTCTAGTTAGGTTATCTGATTAGTACTACAAGCGTAGATTACACCATGAACAATTCTAATGCAACTATTATTTTAATCATGGGTGTTGTATAAAGCATACATAGATGTTTATATACTTCTATATATATATATACGAATAGACTATTCTTCGTAAAATATATTTCGTAGTTATACGAGTTATACGCCTATACTATCTCTATCATAGAACTTCGTAGAATAGACATAGTAGTTCTAATAGACATAGAGGTAGTATATACATCGGAGTTATACATCGTCTAGACACATCTATGTATGGGGTTCTTGGGGTATCGTTGGGGTTCACGATCTCCAGGGCTTGACGGATGAGGTCCAGAATGACCCAGGCGCATGAGGTAGCAAAAAAAGAGAGCCAATCAGGTCGATAAAGCGCACACACGCCCGAGGGAACAATCAGGTGCTTTTGAGAAGTTCAAAACCACGGCTACCGCTAGTCGTAGTCAAAGTCCAGCAGATCGATTGAAAATGGGAAATGGTTTCATGACAAGCATTTTTTTAAAACCGATTTAAACGGGTTTTAAGGCAAAAAAAAGGGCAGCCATAAGCTACCCTATAAACTAAGCGAGAAAAGCGCTTAAAACAGCATTAAAAACGATAACAGAGCTATCCAGGATAGTATCGCTATCACCTTATCGAGAAAACTGTCATTGTAGTTAATCATTTAATCTAATCTTCCTGGTTTATTGGTTGATAACCAGGCATTAAATGACAAGGGTTTTATCCCTTGCTTAGCTGCCCAATATTGGTATGCCTGGTATTTTTGATTAGCAAACAATCCACGATTAAATTCACAATCGCTTAAACCATGGGTTTTCATTTCAGTAAGTAAGCTCATTCTTCTGTTATCCCTGCACATCTAAGCGCCATACCATTACAAAAATCAGGATCGCTTACCATGCCAGGCTCAAAAACTATAGGCTGCCCATCTTCTGTCAATGTAAAAAACTCATCAATCGATCCATCGTCAACACCAATAGACAATAAATCACCTACAGCGTTAAGGCTGCCAGCATCCACATAAATTAAATATCTAGGCATAAAATCTCCCGTTAGGTTAGTTAGGTTATGATTATCTAGTGATAATCCGATAAGCGCCTATTCCTAAGCGCTTATAAGGTAGCACTATGCTGTTTGCAATTGGTTTAAAAAGGATTGCGCTAATTCAAAACTGTCAAAACTAGCAAAATTTGACGGCACAAAATTATTGTTTTCAATATCCCATATAAACCAATATTGATCGCCATATTCGTTAAAATCACTTTGAATCATCAAGTTATCATTCATTTTTAACCCCTTATTAAGCTACTTTTTGAATGCCATTGGCATTAATAGTATTGATGTAATCAGCAGATTTTTGCGCTAGTGCTGAAGCGTTAAAAATTGCCTTGTTATCCGCTTTTAGGCACTTGAGCCAAGAGCCGATATAGTCAGCGTGGCGCAAATCTCCCTCTATGTTGTAATCTTGGCATAGGAAAGCTGATCCCATTTCTGCTACTAATTCCTCAAAGGCATAGGCACTATCAGCGAATCGCTTGCCCTTAGTACGATCTAAGCGAAAACTAGCACCTGACCAGTGGACTAACTCATGTAAAAGCGTGGCATAGTAGTTAGATTCGCTTTTAAATGCGCTTTTATGTGGTAAGTGGATAGAATCCGAATCACGCCTATAGAATGCGCTAGATGATCCATGGTGAATGATTGCGCCAGTATCGTTAACCCGCTTTTCTAGTGCTGGTACATCAATAAATGGCTTTTCTGTGATTGCTGGCTTTTCGATCTCAATACCCTCTACCTGGTCAGCATTGAAAACAAAATAGCTCTTTAAGCAATGATAAGCGCTAGATTCTAATTGACCATTAGTAGGATTGATCGATTCCTTTTTGATTGGTGAATAGAAAACAATCATTGTGCCCTTTTCACCTTTTCTAACATTAGCGCCTAACGCTTGCCATTGTTTGAAGCTGGCCCATTTAGAGCTTGAAAAGCCAGACATACCTAGGATTACTCGATTGATCCCGTTATAGGGCTTTTTGCTGATGATATTTTGATCTTCACCAGCACTAGCAAAAGTAGTCCATGGTTTGATCCATGGCGTAGCGCCACGCTCTAATTCGGCAATGATTCGATCAGTTACTTGTTGATAGATTTTGTTTTCCATGATTTTTATCCCGTTAGGTTAAGTTAGGTTTAAGTTATCTCCAATAGCCAAATTTCTTAATGAATCGCTCTTTAATTACATGGTATGCAAGCGATCCAGCGATTACTCTATAACGCACTTGAGATAAACAGGCGTGCGTTCCCACTTCAAGTAATCCAGCAAATTGATAGGCATCATCTTTAGAGTAAAAAGATATCTTTCTTAATTGTGCGTTAGTCATAGAGAATCTCCAATAGCTAGGTTATATGCAAAATTGCATAGATTGATTATACATAAATCTAGGTTATGCAACAATTATTGCTATGATATATTTCTATCAACTATCGTCTATAGATAGCTATAGACTATTTACTATTGTCTATAGATATATATATCTATATATATATAGTAAGTGTAGTAATGTAGTAAATAGCGTATATAAAGGATTGGGGGTTAAAACGATTGAGGGTGAGATTGCCACACTTTCCCCTCTTGCGAAAATGGACTATTTGCTAATCGGGTAAGGCAATGGCAAACGCTTAAACAAATCATTTCGGATTTGGGATTTGGTCAACCAATCGTTTTTGCGTGGTTGTTTTCTATTTGTTTGGCTATTTAAATGGGTTTGGACTTTGAAAAGAGCGCACCCCATTCCCACCCCACCCCAAAGAAAAATCAGATTTTCTGAAGGATGTCGGTATTAGGCGTAAGGTCTATGGAATCGAAGGTTGTCGTGTAGATGGTTCTACCCCTTATCTTGTCCATGTTCCATTGGTTGTAAGTGGTCCACAGAGGTCCTGTGTCCACCGCCACGATGTATTGGCAGTATTGCGCTAGGTTACCGATCTCGGTGACCGTCATGTGCATTTCTAGCGTGCTTGGGCATAGTTTGGTGGGATAGACCGTCATCACATCCATGTCCTTGCACAGCAGCTTGGTTAGGCTCTCAAACTTGCCTGGGGAAAAGGTGGGCAACTGGTTGCTCCCTGGTGGGCAATTGATGATTAGGACATCAAAGGGCTTATAGACCTTCTTCCTCAAGGCGGGGTATTCAAAGAATAAGTCGTACTTGGTGCGTATGGGGTTCTTTACCCCTAGGCGCTTGGAAAGGGTGTCAAACCAGTCTAGGTGCAGATCAACCCAATGGCGCTGTTTGGGGTGTCGGTAAAACCAACCATCCACGCCAAGCCAGGCGTTTGTTGCAGAATCGACCTTCTCTCCTAGGGGGAGAATCTCAATAGTCGTTAAATCCTCCACTACTGCAAGCAACTGCGGGATATAGATGTCCTGGCAATAATGGCGCAAGATGTAGTCGGGGTAGAGGTAAGACAGTCGCCTTAGATAATTGAGGTGGATTAGTTGGTCACCTAGATGATATTCATTGTAGGTTTGTATCATGTTGTGTATTATATGGTTATGAAAGGAGATGTAAAGATGAATATAGAGATTGAAAAGAATATTCCAATTCCCCCTGAGAAAAAGCGCAATGTGTACCCATATAAGATCATGGACATTGGAGAGAGTTTTGTAATTCCACAAGCAAAGATACAAATTGTGTGCAATGCCAACTACCGAGCTGGCAAAGTATCGGGTAAAAAGTTTATCGCTAGGCGAGAAGGGGATGGGGTACGGGTATGGAGAACATCGTAAAAGAAGCCAATGGCTCAAAGAGCGTCAATGAGTTAATTGAAAAAGCAAGTGATGATGCTAAAAAGATGTATATGCAACGCATCTGGG